AATCACTTATGACCTGTGTAACTGTCCAGGTACTGGTTGTAGCGTGACTGCTTGTACCTACAGTAAAACGATCGCCTAATACTAGTTCCTGTGCATACAATGTAGCCAGGCCAGATACAATCATGGCTGTGCTGGCCTGAGAGCTAGAACCCAGTCCACCGGAAATCTGTAAATAAGAACTGGTATTGTTACCAGCATAACGAACTAAACCTGTTATGGCATAGCTGGTCTGTGCAATGCTTGTTGTAGCACTAGGAACTATGATTGAGTTTGCATCACGGTCAAAGCTCTTGTCTGTTGTCATTTTAATTTCACTCAGCCCCAGTCTTACACCGCCCCGAGCGTCTGGTTCAGACCAAACCAATCTGGCCGTGCCTACCTGAATGCCATGACCAAATTTATTTGTTTCAGCACTGCGACTACCTACTGTACGATCAAATAATAAAGCATTAGGCTGTACGGATATGTTTGGAACACCCCAGGTATAACGTTTATCAGTATACACATAATTACCCACGGGTGTAAATAATGTTGTATTGTTTTGACTGCGGGTATCTCGTGCCTTGGGCAGTATAATGTTGGAATTGGCTACCTTGGCTATTTCATAACCCTGCACATAGGCTTTGCCCAGCCCAAATGTAGCAACCAGGTTGCTGGAACTGCCTGTTAGGGTGTAACCATTGTTGCCTTGTGGGTAACGTGTATAACGCCATTTTACTGAACCATCGGTAATGACTACGCTTTCATCTGTTGCTGATGCATCAAAATTGCTGGGTTCAGATGAGCCTGTTGTACCGGCCTGTACACACACAAAGTATTTGCCACCAGTGCTGGCAATAAAGTCATTGACCAAATAACTGCCCGGGGACCAATCACCGCGGTCATTGGTGCGGCTTTCGCGAACATCGAAACGAAAATCTTCTACAACATAGTTACCACTTTCTTCATAAGTTCTGCGAGCCAGAGTTTCTTCTAAAATATTATATTGGCTGGCATTTATAATGCTCTGTAGTACACCATCTTCGACACGTAAAAGTTCAAAAAAGTTTTCGGGATTTTCGTCTAGTCCAACCTGTACAAATTCTGTGTTAATTTTATAACGATGTGCACCTGGAGCGGCATAGTTTGGAGTACCAGCTGCGTTATCATTTAAATTAGTATCAGCATCGGCTGTTATAAATTCTGTAGTGTACTGTATCCCAACTCGGGCATTGATGTCTGTTACATCGTCAGCATAGGTTTTAACACTAATTACAGCGGCTTCGATTGTAACAAAATAGCCACCCAAGTAATACACACCATCCTGGATGCCAGCTGCCACGCTGCGTCCACTGATACCTGTACCGCCAGATACTGTTATGATTTTGGTATTGTCTTCGACAACATAGATGTTGGTGTTTTGTTCAAATAATTTACCTGTGCTAAGACCATCAGATGTTTCATTGCCGCCTATGTACAACAGCACCAAAGTAATTGGAGTTGTATCTGTTGCAGCTATGGTCTTGACAACCTGAGCTCTTACACCTGTGCCATCGGATTCAGAACTAATAATTTTATCTTCTAGGTATGTTAGATCCTCAGAACCTAAACTAACTGAACTAACTTTTAAATAGTTTAGTTTGTCATTATAGTTAACCTGACCAGGTATAACCATGCTACCATCACGGAATACATGATTACCAAATTTAGTAATCTGATTTTGAAGTATACTCTGTAATTGGTTGAGTTCGCGAGTCTGTACAGCTACGCCAGGTCTAAATAGAACCTTGTAGTATTTGTCTTTCTCGTCAAAATCATCATAATATGGCGCTAGATTAAAATCCGTCATGGTTTGCCCTTAAAATCCTAAAAGTTTATTACGATATTTATCAGCTCGTTTTGACCTGCAGCACGAGTAACTGGTTGGCGATAATCCAAGTACAGCATCTGACCTGAATATGGATGAATTTCTGGACTACGTCCAGAAATGCCTGTGCTACTATTAATAAGAGCACTATATCCACCAGATGCAGTAATTGTATCGCTGGTATTAAACTGATACACATTTTTGGTTGTAGCATCTATGCGTGTATCGCTGATGCTTGAAGGTGCTTCGGCCGCAATGGGCTGTATGAATTCTAAATTAACTGTAGTAGAACTTTGGAATACAAATAAGCCAGATGCCAAACTGTTACTACCAGTGATTTCTAAATCATTGGCTGGTGCAGTTGTAGCATTGGATGTCATGACCAGAGTTCGAAGTATGCGTCCAGTACTGCTGGTAAACAAAGTCAATTGACTTGTTGTGTTATTGATCTTGTAACCAACGCTGGTTGTGTATTGACTGGGATTACGAACCAAAGCAACTGTTCTAAAGTCCTGATTTACAGGGAAGTCATTGCTTTCGTAACCACTAACAGTGCCGGCAATCATGACATTATGCGCCATGGTTTCGGCTGCTATGTTGCTGCCATGTCCGCCCTGAGGTGCAATTATGGCTATGGCGTTGGCTGTTGTTGGAGTACCACCACCGTTTAATACAATTTTAGCCCAGGTATAACCAGATCCAGCGTTGGTTACGTTAATGGCTGTAATTGTACCAGTAGAAGTATTTGCTGCCACCGAGGCTGTGGCACCTGAACCGTCACCATAGATTACACAAAGAGGTGCACTGGAATAACTGGCACCTGGGCTGGTAACCAGTATGACATCTAGACCATTGACATTGCTAGTGCTGGTTGTATTGGCTGGTACTGGAATGTAATTGGCTGTTAGAAAATTAGAATCAGCTGCACTGATTGAATACAGATATTTCCAAATATAACCATCGGCAGTTGTCTGCGGAGCCGTACCTGTTGTGCTGGGCACAGCTGTACTGAGCACACCGGTGGTATTTGTACCATTGCGTCCATTGTATAAACACTTGTACACACAGCCTGTTGAAGTAACATAGACTATGAAGTTACTATCACTGAGGTCAAACTTATTGGTTTCGGTTGGATCCGAGCTGTTAACATTGTGGCGATACATGTCATAACGTGTGCCACTGCTCCAGTTATTTCTGCTTGTGCAAAGTTTAACATCGCTGTCGCTCAGCTTAATAGCAGCCATGGCATCGCGCCACAGGGCATATTCATTTTCGTAGTTGTCTACTGGATTTGGTGGGTTGGTATCAGTAACTGTGCCACTGGCCTGATCACTAAACTGCGTGCTGGCACTGTTATTCCAGGGCTGTGGGCGACCCAGAATTAAATACATGTTATCAGTGCCAAATGTCTTGGCAAAACTAGACGCTGCACTGACCCTAAATTTTGAAGATACAATAGCCATTTGCTGTTCCCTTAATTATCCTTATATTTATAGCGTACCAATGGTGGTTATGTCAATATAATCGGTATCTGACACATAAAGTGATGTGCCCGAACTGACTGAAACGTGTAGATTAACTACACCTGTGGTGGATTGATATCTAAAGCTATCAACCTTCATGTTGTCTATGGCATAGACATCATTGTTTGGACCCGTAGCCGATATCTGTATGATTCGCATGGTCACGCTGGTTAATGGACCTGGACCATAGACCGTAATGCTTGTAGTTTTAAACTGGTCGTTTATGGGTTTGATCTTATAAAAATCAACACCAGAATTTTGTAAATAAGCACCAACACCAGTTGTTCTAAAAATGCTCAAGCCTGAGCTGGTATCTATAAATGCTGGCGATACCAAAATGCTCGAAGTGCCAGGTCGACCTATGACTGTATAGGCTGTATTGGTAATGCTGCTGGAATCAAATCTAAGCACGTTGCCTGTGCTGAATCCTGCACTGCTGGTGCCCGACAAGGTAGCCAGGCCAGTTCCAGTTGTTATGCTCAGGGTTCCAGTTAACGTGGTTGATGTATAATAATTGTCTATCAGAGCTGGTGTTACGTCTATGGTCTGATCGTCAATGACGTTGACTATGGTATAACTGGTTGTTGTGCTGGACACCAGGCTGATTTGATCGTCTCGTTTCAGCCCTAGGAAACTGGTGCCTATGCCAAATAAACGACTGGCGCCCGTGGTTGTATTATCTGGACCATAGACTAAACCAGTAACAGCAACACTGCTTCGGAATAGATCGGGTATGGGTGAATCTACAACTAAATTAGTGTTGTTAACAATGTTGGTTATGGTATAGGCTGTTGTACTAACACTGGTGTTGATTAATATTCTATCGCCAATTTTTAAATCAGTATTAAACAATGTTCCTGATCCGTTGAGTGTGGTTGAACCCAATGTAGTCCAAACCTTACCTGATACCGAGGTTGATCCAAAGGTCCAGGCATTGCTGCTTGAACCAGCCCAGAGTAAATCGTCGGCATTAAACCAGGTTGTACCATCATACGTAAACTGTACTGTAAGATTTTCACCAGAGTCAGGAATTTCACCGCCATTGTACGCATCACCTACAACATATCTTAAAGATAAATCTAAACGTTGCGTTAAAGGGAATGTACGAGTCTGTATAAATCTGCTCTGACTGGTTGTTCCATTAAACACAAAGGCATTACTGTTAAAAGTATAAGCGCTGGAAACCGTGCTGGTAAAAGAGTTTGTGCTAACACTGGTTGTAAATGAACTCCAGCTGGCAATTAGTCCAGTACTGGTTATGTTAACTGTTTCAAATAGTTCTGTTAGACTGGTATTGCGTTGCAATTCCTGATCAATTTCTACGCGTATGGCCATGCGGTCATAGGTCAGTCCGCGCTGACCGTTATAGGGTTTAAATTTAAATCGGGCCTCGTTGTTGGCTATGACCAATTGACTGGTCAGGGCTGCACCACTGATCCAGGCCTTGTAAACTGTAGCGTTACTTGATGCTGCTCTAAAATTTGGTGTAACTGATGCATCTGTATCTGAATCTACGGCTGTAACCGTATAATAATCAGTCTCATCTCGAGCTGGATCTGTTACGTAAATTAAATCACCCGCAACTAGTTGCGATAAAAACTGTGTTCCTGAACCAAATAAGTCTGGTGATCCTAAAGTACAGCTACTGGTTCCCAGTAATGGAACATAGGACTGTACACTGTTGCTGCTATGATAATAAATTAAATTGTTTAGACCCAGAGTATTGTTAAGAGCTATGGCTTTTAGGTTACGCTGAGTTTCATTGTCATGATAAGGCACAATGGTTGCTGTGGAACTTAAACGCACAACAATGGCATTGTCTTCTTCACCAGCCTGATTGCCCCGAGCATTTTTAACATAGGTCAACAGAAAAATCATGCTGCCTACGCTGGTTGAGTTCAGAGACGCTGCAGGTATCTTATAGGTTAGTACACCCGATGTAATGTTCAGCAATACCTGCGAGCTGGCATATACAGAGCTGACTGCGGCAAATCGTGTTGTTGTTAGTCCAGTGTTGGCATCATAGGGCCAGGTTATGATCTGGTCTTCAATATCAATGCTGGGACGTAGTTTATCAAACATGGCTCCGTCAAAACGCACAATTTCCGTAACAGCCGATACAAGATCCAATGTTTTTTGCAGAGCCCAGGTTATGTGTTCGCCTGGATAGTCATAGGTACTGTCATAACTAATGTCGCCAATGCTGGTAGTATAATTAACTACAGTAAATCCTGTGGTTGTTGCTAATAATGTTTGACTAGTACCCGTTTGTAGATCGGCTGTGCGGTCAAAGCTAAATGTTGGCACTACATAGAATGATTTAATCGAAGGTATTTTTACTGACGTAACGGTTCTATTAGTAGTTGCAAAACTACTACTATTGTTTGGTATGGTATCAGAATAAAAGTCACCAAATAGTTTATCACCAGTTGGATGTAAATGATTAAGTACATGATCTAACCAAACATTTTTATCCTGGCTGGTTCTAATCACATAGCTAAATTGCTGATAATAATAACTGTCCTGCAATACCTGATTGGCACTGAGCTGACTCTTGGTATCTATGTAACGACCTGGCAGGGTTATGGTGCTGGTCCAGCTAGACATGGTTACAGTACTGCTTACATTATTAACATAGTCTCGAGCTATGCCCGTAATAACTTCGCTGGTGGCAAATGATCCTCGCATGCTGGTACTGTTTAAAACTATGTCATAGACATTTAGACCAAACCCCGAGATTTGTGTTATATTTTCAATAGCAGCTGACGCTCCAGTTGTGTTGCCTGTAATATAACTGTGTTCTAGATTAAGAGGATTGCCGGCTATGGCCTGAACTCGAATTTTCTTTTCTATATACCAGGTGCCGTCTGAAGGTTTAAATAGATACTCTCGGGGATAGCTTACTGTAGCATTGTCATCAAAAAATGCCTTGAAAAAATACTTGATGCTTTGTATTGAACCCTTGAGTCTATAAAAATCTTTAAAGTATTTTACCAGTACTGTTTGATCTAAAGCTGCTTCATCGGGTAAAAATGGTACATAGGTATTTAAAAACTGTACAGCTAGACTTGATGCTGTGGTGTCAATGTCTCGATTAAGTTCAATGTTCTGTATGCTGTACTGTACACCTGTGCTGGTATTTTCCAAGTACTCAAAATACTTGGTCATAAATATTACATACAGTGGATAAAATTCCTGTACAAAATCTGGAATTTGATCCTCAAGTAAATGAGATATCTTTTGGTATTGATCGGCCATTATTCGTTAACTGCCACTATGTCAATGTTTACACCATTCTGCACATTGGCCAGGGTGTCTAAAGTTGAGTCGTCTTGTACAAGAATTTCGTTATAGGCCGGGAAAATGTCCGTAACACTTTCCTGTACTTCAGCATACACAAAGAACTGATTAGCTCCACCTATGTAACCATTGATGGTCAATGGGCTGCTGGGGTTCAGGGTAATTTTACCTGTAGCATAGTTAACTATACCTACTACATCTAAAACTTTACCTGTGTTTAGGTTAAATGTTTTTACAGTACCAAATCCATCATAGTCTGGTGGACTTTGATCAGGAACATCTCGGACCTGACTTGGAATAAGTTCGGTCTGACCTGGCGGTGTAAAGTAGAAATAATTGGATGTTAATTCGGCTGGATGTATTCGGCCTGGAAACTGTACTACATAACCTTCGCCATATCTAACATTGGGCACCAGGGGTATCTTTTTAACCATGACGATTTTTAAGTTTATGCTTAGTATGGCATCATCAACATTCATGAGCTGTTCTTCGAGCTGGCTGCGATAAAATTTAGCATTGAAGTTACCCAGATTGGTAGAAATAAAGTCGTTAATTTTAGTATTAACCAGACTGCGAATCTGATCGGCTGATCGGTTAGTTCGTGCGCTGCTGTATCTAACTTTTACTGTAAAGTTTAAATAGGTGATGACTGGATCAACAAACTCGTGCTGAGCTGTAACTATGGCTCGGGGTGCCAGGACGTCATTGATAATGTAGTCTTTTTCTTTTTGTGTTAGCACATAACCAGTTTTAGGCAATACACTTAAAAAAGTTTTGCCATAGATTGGGGGATCATTGTTTTCGCCACCCCAGATATTTACGGCTCTGATGCCAGGAATTTTATCTGTAATCATGGTGGCATAGTCATTTTTAGTAACTGCACGTCCCTGAGCAGCATAGTTATTGATGCTGCGGAATCTAATTGTATCTACATCTTCTTTGTCAGCACCACCACTGGGTTTGCTAACTGTAGTTACAGTTCGGTCGTTGCTGATTTCCCCAGCTATGGCATTTACTTGCCAGTATACTGGTAATGTACTGCTGACATTGGCAGCAGCACCGTCGGTGATTAGATATCGAACCTTGACTACGTCGCCCTGACTTAGTTTACGACCTATGACATCGTCACCAAAGAATATTTCATAATTGCCCTGTGTATTTTCCTGTAAAAAGTATACCCTGGCTGTATCATCAATGGTAGATACGTCTGTAACCAGTCTGTATAAATCACTAAAACTACCAACACCACCGTACTGAACTGCAACCTCTAGCGTGGCAGTATCAATGTCAGTATTCGGTATGACGTATTTGTCAGCCGGACCAGGTGACGCATCAACGGTATAGTAATATTCAAGTACGCGCCCCTGATAAAGAGCAACGTTTTCAAAAGTATATACGCCATTTACTGGTGTAGTTGTATAGCTATTAGGATTGTAAAAAGTATATGACCCATCGTCTATGCTGGTTGTAAATAACGTATAGGGTTCTAAAGTAAGAAACGAAGGGTTATTAGGTACATTTTGCAGTGCTACAGTTACAACTGATTTAGCACTGACACGACTGCGAGGTATGTAGTTAAGATGCTTGGCCAGGCTAACCACACTGGAACGTTTAATGGCAGTATCCAGAAACATTTCATTACTGAGCATGTTGGCCAACACAGCATTGTAATGAGTATTATAAGCCAACAAATCAACAAGGACGCTCAGGTTGGATGCGTCAAAGTCATAGTCAGTAAATTCACTTTGATTTTTTAAATAGGTTTTTAGATTTTGTTTTATGGTATCAAAATCTAATTCGGTAATTCGGACGTTGTTGGCCATTATCGTACTCTAGTAAATGTTGTTGTAAACGTAGACACTGATTGTGTGTTTTTAATTTTATAATCTATTTGTATGAATAAATCATTGGTTTCACCGCCGCTGACCTGTATGTTGATGACTTCAATTCTGGGCTCGTATTTTTGTATGGTATCAGTTAATACGCGCTGAGCCAGAGCTATGCTAAAATCATCTAGTTGTTCAAACAACAGATTGCTGACCTGACTGCCCAGATCGGGCTGAAATGGTCGTTCATAGTTTTTGGTATAGATTAGGTTACGTAGTGCGTTGCGTATGGCATTGTCGTCAGTTTTGGTTGCTACATCCCTAGTTCTGGGGTTGTAGGTAAAAGCTGCGTCTAGGTCTGTATATTGTCGGGTTGAGCGTGCCATGCTATTATTTATATGTGTTATCCAAAGAAAGTATCATAAGATCCCTGGGCGGCTATACTTCCACAGCTGACTGCGTCGCCTATGCGCACAACAGGTGAACCATTGACAAATACTGTATCACTGCCTTCGTCTGCTTCACCATCATGACAATCGCCATCGCAACAGTGTTCGATCCAATGATCACCCAGTCTGTGTACACCATCACCATTAACAAAAACGTCCTCACTGGCTTCGTCGTTGGGGCGTGGTGGATAACAGCCATGTCCACTGCAAATATCTCCTAGTCTAACCACGGCACTCATGATTATGTCTTCATGATAAAGGCTAGAGCATAGTATGGTGGCAAGTTAGCGTTAGTTCCACTGACACCAGCTTCAGCAATGGATATACCTGTAGATGCTACAACAGTAGCAAGCATTCCTCCACCACTTCCAGTCAGACTGATTGATCCTGCTGTAGATCCAAAATTTGTTACAGCATTTCTTATATTATGAGCATGTCCAGGATCTGAAACCGTATGTGTATGACTTACTACTACAGCATCTTTGCTACCGCCAGTAGCGGCTACAGCATAGGTTGTACCTGCGCCTACTATGAATCTATCTCTTAGATCTGGAGTGCTATTTGATCCATCACACAGTACCCAACCAGTTGGTATGGTAGCTATGCTACCACTCCACATCACTATCATGCCAGCTTTAAAGGAACTTGAACTTACGGCAGCAATGTCATTTTGTAGAGCTGTAAATGTCTCAGTACTACCACCACCCAGCAGGTCAACTGTGCCTGTGAGAGTATTAATCTGAGTGGCAACACTGCTGAAGTTCTGATCTAATAAACTGAGTCGAACTGTATCTTCTCGGGTTGCAAAGGTATTTGGTATGGTATAGGGCATTATCTTCCGTTGATCCAGGTAACACTGGTGTTAGTTAAATTATCATTGATCCAGGTAACTGTTTGTGCATTTATATTTATCCAACGAACCGCACTGCCAAACACAGGTACATAGACTCTGCGAGTTAAATCTATGTAATATAACAATTGATTTTTGCCTGTGTCCCAGTTATTTAAAACCAATATGTCGTATTCCTGCGACTCACCGCCCGCAGTTGCTGTATAATAATAGGTCTTGCTGGGCGTTGGATCTGGACTCCAGTCATAGATTTCCAACACACTGGATACAGCTATGGCTTCTTCAATCTTGGCCCAGCTACTGGTTGTTTCCAAAGTACGACTTCGGCTCCAGTAACTAATGGTATTGCTGGTAAATACTTCGCTAAAAAATCCGCTTATGGTATTGCCACTAATGCTAACCGTGGGGTTGGGCATGTTAGTAGTTATAACCACATTGGTGGAACTAATGCCCAGCGCGCTGGTATAGACTATGCTATAACTAAAATTTTCTAGTTCGTCTACCGTTCCTAATCTAGTATTTACTGGTGAGAACGGCATGTTATTTTATAGACGTAATATCAGCCAAATAGTTAGCAACTACCTGTCCATTTATGGCGGTTACAATACGATCCGGAGCATCTATGGGTCTGGTTCCCTGTGTTTTGTGTACTACGGTAATCCAGGGTTCAGCACTGCCCAGAGTGCTGTATTCCAATCTGAGCTGATCAAAGGCTACATTGGTTTTTATCCACTTGGCTATGTCATAATAGTCTGCAGATTTTACACCCTTGAAGTGTAGATTGGCAGCATTGCCTGTGTTGTAATCAGTTATGGTATAGAGCTGACGATCTACGCTGTCAGCAACATCAGCGCTGACATTGTCTCTGATCGATGTAATTAACCGAGCTATGGGGTTGTAGGGATCCTGATTTATGATAAAGCCATTGGTAGGTTTGAATGCATCGCTGACAAACATGTTAGGATACTTGCTATAAATTGGATCTAGAGCATTTACGGCCAGTGATTTTAGATTGGTTGCTATGTCAGCCTTGGCTAAATTGCCCTGACTCATGAGCGGGAATTGCAATGCTACATCGTAGACTCGATTGCTTAGATCGCCCAGTTTAAAGTAACGACTTAGCTGAGTAGCATCAGGGAAATCAGTCCAGCTGGCAAATTCATTTACTACTGCACGACTGGCAATTAACTGTGGTATAACTGTATCAACACGAGTCACACCATTTTTAACAAAGGCGGAAATTAAATGTTCACCCTGTTCCAACAACTGTGGTGAAATAAATCCAGAATCTTTTAGCGCCTTGAACATGTTGGATTCGGTCTGAGTCAGTGAACTGCCCAGAGCCGAGCCCAGATCTATGCCCTTGTTGGCCAATATGGTTTCAAAATTAGGTAGGTTGTTGAAACTTAATATACTGTTTAGACCATCTAAACCTGTGTTGTTGATACCGCCTGCAATACTGTCAATCTGGGTAAATCCAGTTTCTCTAAGTATGTTAAAGAAGTTTCCTACGCCGGATTTTTCTAGCACTGTATTCAGTCCAGGGAACCCAATGCTGCTAATTACTCCTTTGAGACCACCTGTATTAAATATGTTAGAAATGGATCCACCACCAATCTTACCAAAGATGCTGGGCATGCTCTTGCTAACAGGATTTAGTGTATTGGCTATGTCTGTGGGCAATGGCTGTATGCCAGTTATTTCAGCTGGTGTTGCAGATGAACCATAGATTAAACTTAGTATTCCATCGTCCAGACCAGTTGATTCAGCCGTGGTTGGATTGGCTGTACCGCTGTTGATGTTTACAGTCGATGCATCCAGATCAAAGTCGCCGCTAACACGATGCTGTTCGTCACCCAGTACTCGATAATTTAAATCACCCTCGGTGCGAACATTCATGTAGTTGCCAATTCTAAAATTAATGTCCTGTTGAGTTTCAATGTTTAGGTTTTTTGCCTTGATGTTAAAGTCGCCGGATACATTTAGATCAGCATCATTTTTAATGTTAATGGTTGTCTTACCCAGTACTTCTACATCCAGCGCGTTTTTAACCAATAGAGTTCGGGCGCCATCGACGGTAATGTCCTGATTGCCCATGACATAGGTTTTGTTATTACGACTATAGATTTCGTAATTTTCACCCTTGACTTTGTAGCTGACTGAACCTTCACGATCTATTTCTACATAGGTTCCAGTTCTATGATAAATGTGTATGCGTTCAGCATTGGGAGTATCATCTAGCTCTATGACATGACCAGATTCAGTTTCTTTAACATGATTATAGGGATACTTGGCATTGTACGCACTGGGTGGTTCAGACCAGTCACCAGTAGCATTGTTGGCAGTTGGTATTTTTTCTACCCGAGTTTTGTCCTTGTCTGGTAATGGCGTACTGTCTTTGTCATCGTTGTTGGTGGCTAACTGGTTGGTATCAGCTCTGGCTGTATAATCACAGGTCGGATACACACTGTTGGGATCACTGTAGGCGCCGGGTTGTCCCAGTCTGGGATTGTTTAGAATGCCTGCCCAGTCTGTATAGGTTGCAGGAATTTTATTTAATCCAGTATTAGCCTTGTTGGTTGACGCAGTAATAGGAGGTATGGTAGTGCTGGTTCCACCCACACTGGCAACTCCCAGTGCATAGTATTGATCAGTGCCAGTGGCCAGATTGTCTGTACGATCGTAACGAATTTTACCTTCTTTTAGAGCCTTGGCTCCACCAGCGCCGCCTATGTGAGCAGCGGCCAGATATCCTGCAACTTCTTCTTTGGAACTCTGACTGGCATCTATAACTTTCAGACTTTTTAATTGTGTATAATTATTTTTAACATTTTCAAACATGGCAATTTCTTGCACATTGTTTTTATTTGCCTTGAAGTCGTCTAGACTATTGACGCCGTTTTTACCTGTCCAAAGAGTTGAATTTTGCATGTCAGCTTGGGTCAGGGTTCTCTTGGGTATGGGTGTTCTTAGGTAACCAATGGTTTGCAGAGCAGCAGCACCAAACTGATACTTGCCAACATAGTCTTTACTATTAACTGTAGTATAATTTTGTGCACCACCAGGAATACTAGAGCTTTCTCTGAAGCCCAGGGAGTCCATGAGATTCTGTACTTCGGCCTGAACCAGAGGTGGTAGGGTAGCATAGATGCTGTTGCTGCTGGTCAACTCTTTGATTACTGGAACTGGATCAGCTGGTACGGCATTGCCGTCGGCACCTCGTACAACATTGTTGTTGGCATCGCGTGTAGAATTGGTGATATTTTGCAGTTCCTGCGCTCTGGCCACACAGGCATTGCTGGTGCCAGGTATACCACCAATGGTGCCCATGATTATGGGCTGCTGACATTCAGCACCGTCGGCAAAGAAGCCTACTACCCAGGTGCCTTCGAGCGGACCCAGCGGAGTGTCGCCCTTGCCTGAAATAGCTGCACTGACAATAGGTTGCATGGGCATGGCCCAGGGTAAAGCATCTGTAGGTAATTCGGCTTTGTTGTCTAGATGATACCCAACTATGCGCGCTCTAACTCGACCCAGTTTAAGTGGATCCATGCGATCTTCGACTACACCAATCCACCACCAAAAACCGTCGCGTGCAAATAAATTGTCTATGCTACTGGCCATTATTAATTTCCTCGATAACTATCTTTAACTAATTCTAAAATCATCATGTGTCTACCAATGTTAATTCTGTGTCTAATTGCTGTAATCAAATACATGCCTGAATATAATTTATCTTCATTACCCAGTGCTAAATCTGCAGCATCTCTGGGGCTGGCATCAGGATAATGAAAGTTTACCATGCTACCAACTTCTATGTCAGTACGCCCAGGTACTGTAATTTCAATTTTTAAGTTTTGTAATTCATTTAGTACACTGATACGACGAGGTAATATATCCTTGGCTCGGTCTGCTGCATTGTTAGCAAATCCAGTATATAAGCCAAAATGTTGCATGGCTATTTGATTGTATCCCCCAGCGGCCCTTAGGGCATTAATGCCGTTTTCACCTGATACAAATGGTGGTATGCTGCTACCCTTGCCTGACTTCAGGTCTTCCATGTGTGTATATTCATTGTAGCCCAGTACATGATCATAGTCATAGGTTTCTATTTTTTTAGTAACAACATCTAATGTATATAATCTATTTTTTAAACTGTTAAAACTTTCAACTACCTTCATGTCCTCGACCAGCTGATACTGGCGATCTATATCCTGTGTGTTTGCAGTATTAAAATTATGATTGTTGGCAAAGTAGTAATAGTCCTGATAATAACTTTTGCTTTTTACTGCAGCATCAATGATCTGTTCTATGTTGGCAAAATAAAATGCCTTGTTGCTTTCAAAGAATACGTAGCCTGGCGCCTTGTAGCCAGAGCCCAGCGATTTAGCTGCCAACCAATTTAGACATTTCAGGGGACGCCAACCTGGACTGGTAAACTTAACCATGTTGTTGGTCTGACCTATGATGTTTAATGTAGAATAATCATTGTTACCATTGCGACTGGTTGACACATAGTTTTCAAATATCTGTGTTACTACCTGATCTACAGGACCTTCGAAAGTTTTATAGATTGGACTCAGAGCGTCAATGAGAATTTCAGGACTGCAGAAATGCATGATATAGGTTTGACGACCTGTATCATTGAGCATGATACGATCTGTTATGCTGTAAATTTTAAAAGTTTTGTAAATGGCATCATTGGACATGCTGGGCGTATAGGCTTTGATGCGTAAGAATTCATCGCCGGTCAAATTAAAGCTACTGGTTAAATTGAAGTTATCCAGCACCACCATGTTGCCATACAGGCCAGTTCTAAACATGTCTTCAAATATGTTTAACTCACCTATGTACAAAATAATGTTTAATTCTTCACCAGAGCTAGTAATTAAAACAACTTCTTCAATGTTAATGTCACCAGCTGCGGTAACACTATTCTGTATGGTATTAATCGCCATCGTTTAATAATCCAGTAAATCGCTCAACAAAAACTGCAACAAATTCGGGTTTGATAATTTTAATTCTGCGTTTGGCTTCATTAAGTTCAATCTCATAGTCATAGTTGGTTATGGCTGTTTTTGCCCCAGCATAACTGCTATGTACTATATCGCCAAAGCTGTTAATATAATGATGCACAGCATATTTATTAGCACCATATTTGTCCTGTATGTAATTATTCAGGGCTACAGTACTAAGCGGCCAG